TTGTAAACACTAAAATTATCATCACCTTGTACAGGTAATTTTTTTATTGGTTCTTCTGGTTGTACAGGAAGAATAGGTCCTATTGTAGGTGGTTGAGTTCTATCATATTTAAAAGTTTCAGGTAAAGCTCTGTTTAAATATGCTTGTGCTAAATCAAATAAAGTTGCCATTATCTACGTCCATCTGGTTGTATATCTATTCGTAATGTACCAAAGCGCCAAGATTCACTAACATCAGTGTTTTCTATCTTGATATTAACAAACCGGCCTCTGGCTCTTGTATCCTTTTTATCAGTATTTGCGTTGATTGTAAAGGGACTCAAAGAAGTAGTTGTATCTGATTGTTGAGGGTAACGCTTAACAGCAAGGGTTACTTTTGCATTACCTTGTAAGTCTTTAAAATCAGGTATAAATCTTCTCATAGCTAAGAATACATCACCTGAAGTACCTTCACTTTGTATATCAAAATCATAAGATTTAACAAAAGAAGTAATTGTAGTTGTAGTACCATCAGGATTTACTTGATCAGTACCTATTTCATGTTCAAATAAAGTTGTTTGACCTAATCCGGATTCACCTACAATAACAGGAAAAGTCCCTGTAGCTGAGTCATTAAATTTAGTAGCTGATGGTTTAGGATATACACTAGCATCAATCCAAGAAGTTCTAGCTTCAGTTCCTATATACCAAACTCCACCTTCTACTTTTTCTCCATAGTTTAAAACTACATATTGATCATTGTAATCAGAACTATTTGATGGATAATACCAAGTTACTTCTGTAAATTGATTATTTAATCCAGCATAAATTTGTTGACCTTTAGTAGTATCAGCTTGATCATAAACATAATCTTCGACAGAACATGGTAGAGATTTAACTGTACCATCAAACATAAAGAAACCATTATTAGACATCCAGAAAGCAACACCATCTATTTCAACTGCTGCGTTCTTACCAATTAACCCACAGTTAGTACCGACCTGCTCAAACCCAAAAGTAAAAGGTGCACCAATAAATTTCATTGTGTACAATGCATTATCTGTCCAAACAAGAATTGCTTCTTTTGCTTTTAGTGAACCTATAATCTTTGTACCATCTTGTAATCTTTGTGATCCAGCAGTATTAATTGCAGTTGGTGTATAATCATTAATATCTTCTTGATCTGAAAATCTTATAAACATGTCATCTTGTGTTGATGTATCACCAATAACAGTTTCTGTTCCTAAATGTATTAAGTGACGTGTTGTAGGTGATACCAGAGATACTCTAGTAGCTGTTGGATTAGCTGATGTAGAAAATCCTGAGGTTGATGTAGATGCTCTTGTTGTTAATCTTGAAGCGTCCCCCGCATTCCATGTAAAAGTTTTTCCATTTGCAATTGTTGCAACTAATACCTGACCAAAATTACTTAAACTCCAGAGGCCTGGTTCCAGAGTTACTTCAGATGCTGAGGCTGCTTCTCCCCATGCACCAGTGCCCCAAGTATCAATACCCCAACCATAACCATAAGATTGTTCTGCTGGTCCAACTGTTTCATAAGGTTTAACTTCTAAACTACCACCTGTTGAAACTGTTGCTGTTGCATTAGAACTTTGTGTAATTGTAAATACACTTGTACTTGTAATACTTGTTACTTGAAATAATTTATCTTCAAAATCTGAATTAGCATAACCAGTACCCGATGGTAAAGTTACATTATCTAATAATACAATATCACCCGCACTTAAATTATGACTTGCTTTTGTAATAGAACAAACTGCTGAACCAGATGTTGTTGCGATTGTGCAAGAAGATAAAGTAGTTGCTAAAGGTGTAATGTCATAGAGTTGACCTTCAAAATATATAAGTAAAAATTTATCTGTACCGATTGCAATGTATCTATTTCCGTCCAAATCTACAAATGCAAATTGACGTCTTGCAACTCCAACAATAGTATCAGTAACTAATGATGACCAACCACCAACTTTTTCTGGTAGTCCATATCTAAATCTTGTGTTATCACAATCAACCCATCTGTTTTCTGCTCCAGATGATGTATCTTGCTTATCTATTCCTGGTAAGACTTTAAAATCAATTAGAGCCATTTATTAGCTCCTATATGTTATCTTTATATGCCCAGCCTCTAGTTGCATTAACATACACTAAAGTAAAAGCAGCGCCATTTGTAGAAAAAACTAAATTAGCAGCATTACCTAAAATATTAGAACCATTTCTACCAATAGTTAAGTTGTTTGAGGCAAATGCATTACCACTATCAATAATGGTTACTTCTTCACCAACTGATGGACTAGCAGGTAAAGTTACTGTTACCGGAGTTCCTAAACCGCCTCCAGAAGTATCAACTAATAACTGGTCCCCATTAACTGCAGTATAACCAGCAGGTATTGTATAATATCCTTTAGTCAATGATCCTGAATGAATATTTGTACCATCAGAATATAAAATCATTTTAGAAGCAACAGGCATTTTAACTCCTGTACCAGATACTGTTTTAATAGTTAAAGTATAGTTAGATGAAGATCTTGTAGTTGCATCTTCTACAATAAAAACTCTTTCTGAAGAGTCCGGCATAGTAACTGTTCTGTTTGCAGTTAATGTACCAGTTAATTTGTAGTATAAATTTTTACCATTTGCTGTAGCATGGTTTGCTAAAGATAAAGCTACATCAGCAGATCCTACTGCTAATGATAAATAACCAGATGCTGCTTGTTCTAAAATTTGTAAGTTTGTATTAGTAATAGTTCCCCACGTACCAGATTTTTCACCTGTTGTTATGAGTTCTAGTTTTAAATCTGTAGATGTACTTGATGCCATAATTCTCCTATGCGTCTGGGTCTATTGGTACCCAAACTTGATTAACCCCTGGAGGTATTGGGTTCCATGATATCACAGAAGGGGTACCTGTTGCAACATTTAATTGTAGCCCTGTTGGAACAATTAATACATCAGGAATAGGTCCTAAATTACCAATAGCTACATTAACTCGACTACCTAGAGGAATAACTACAGAATTGGTTACGTTAGTTCCAACATCAGAGAAAGCTGCTTGTGAAAAAGAGGTTGATCCAAAAAACATAATTTATCCTTACGGTGTTGAAATCCTTGTCCAAACTTGAGAAACACTAGGATCAATAGGATTCCATAATCTAATGTTAGGTTGGTTTGTGCCTACATTTAATTGAGAACCTGTTGGTATTATAGTTGCTTTTCCAACGATTGTCACGGTCCCTGTACTTAGATTAGCTCTGTTTCCTGTAACAATAGCGGTTGCATTTGCTTTAGCGACTGCATTACCGATTGTTAAATTAACTCTATTACCTGTAACGGAGAAGTTTGCATCGGCAGAAATTGTAACAGTCCCTGTACCAATATTTAATTGATTACCGTTTGGTAAAATAACTGCATTACCAATTGTGGTTACATTACCAACTGATGCGTTAACCCTGTTTCCAGAAACAGATGCTACGGCTCCGGCCGCTGCGGTTACTGTTCCTGTTGCAAGATCTAATGCGTTTCCTGTTGCTGCAACTAATGCGTTTCCAACAATAACAGGATCACCTGTACTAATATTAAATCTATTCCCTGTAACCGGAACAACTGCTCCTGCTAGAATAGTTACATTACCTATTGTAGTATTAACTCTACTACCGGTAGGAATTACTCTTCCTGATATAGAGAAAGTAACGGTTCCTGTATCCGTGTTTAATCTATTTCCTGTAACTGGAACATTAGCACCTTCCTTAACGGTGACTGTTCCTGTAGATAAATTATATCGATTGCCGTTTGGAAGAACTAATGATTCACCAACAATAGTGACATTACCAACGGATGTATTGACCTGTGAACCTGTTACATCGACAAGAGCATTTGCAATTCCAATATCTGAGAAGGGAGCTGATGCAAATGTAGTTGAGCCGAAGAACATGGTAGATTACCTACCTACTATTCTTGATTTAAAGCAGCTTCTTGTTCAGCTTTAAAAGTTTCATAAGCATCTTTAACATCTTGTGTCCATACTGCGTTACATACTGCTTGAACCTCTGAGTGTTCATTAGATATATCTGCGTCTGGTGCTAAAGTGTGTCTATGATACTTTCTTGATAATTCTTCGCCATCTTCCATAACTACAGTATCTGTTCTTACTTGAACTGATTTGTATTTTCCGACCACTTCGATTTTACCAATCTGTGTCTCTTTAGTTATTGCCATAGTTTGTCTCCTTGTTGTTAAGCATTTGTTGTATAATTAAAATTAATACAAAGATTTCCACCACTTCTTGGTGGACTTCCTCTAACGTAATTTACTCTTGTAAATATGCTACTTGTTGATGAACCAGTAGTAGTGGTAAGAATTGCATTATTTTCATTATATCTGAATTGATTATTAATTGCATTATCTTGTACTATTGGAGCAAAAGGCAAATTTGTTATTGTTACATTATCTCCTGCTGTAACAGTTCCACTTGAACTTCCTAAATTAAAATTAGTTTTAATCCAAACAGTATTACCAATTTTGGTATAAGTAGATGTACCACTAGTAACTCCTGTTGAAAATCCACTTGCTGTATTAACTGTAGCTGTCCAAGTTCCTTCTTCATAATCGTTTAAAACATTTGAAGATGTGTTGTTAGCACCTACTCCAAGAGCAATACCATTAGCAGCAGACATTACTCCGTTACTATGAATAATAACTCTATCATCTCCAGACGATGAATTTATAGTAGCACCAGTAGAAAATTTTAAACTTCCACCAGATGAACGGATTGCACAAACATTTGAACTATTAGTAAAGAATAATCTTGAACTGTCATTACCATCACTTTGTTGACCTAATTCTATTCCATTAACTCCTGTTCCAACTACTTCTAATTTTGTACCAGGAGAAGTTTGTCCAATTCCAACTTGACCAGAACTGTCAATACGCATAGCTTCATCTAAGGTAGTATCGTTTTGTGAAATATAAAAAGCTAAAGCTGCTTCTGCGTTACTATCATCTCCATTTTCTTTTAAACCAGCAATAGCTGCACCAGTTATAGGATTGGTTTCATCATCTGGTATTTTAAATTCTAATCTTGAACCAGAACCAGCAGCGCCATCTGTTCCAGTAGAAGAAAATTTTGTAGCTAAAGTTAAAACTGTTTCTGGTGTACTTTGAGTATCACTTGATAAATTAGTCAAAATTTCTAATGGTACTGATGGAGAGCTTACTCCAATCCCAACTCTATTATTTGAGCTATTAACTGTAAAAGTATCTGTATCAACTATTAAGTTTCCAGACATTGTAAGATTAGTGATGCCTGTATAAGCACCAGTAATTCTAGCATCTGGTACTGTACCACTTGTTAAGTTTGATGCATTTAAATTATCAATAGTACCTGAATTGGCTAGTGTAACTCCACTAGGTATAGTAATGGTATCACCACTATCTCCTAAAGTGACAGTGGTGCCAGATCTTGGACTAAGTTTATTTACTTTGACTTCACTCATTTAGCTTCAGTTTTCTCCTCAACTTTTTCTTCTTCAGGTAAGTTTTTAGTTAAAAGATCCATGTAGTGCTTTAACAAAACCTCGTTATGTTGAAATTTTATTTTCAACTGTGATTGGTCTTGATTCAGTACTTGGATATTTTGTAACGCAACTTTACCCTCGTCCGAAAGTTTAGTTTCGTCGTAGTTCTTGTCGTTTACAGTTATCATTGTACTCCTTAACTAGCTGTGTATGCTTTACCAGCTGTGATCGCAGAATTTGCTGCAGCCATGTCTTCACTTCCCCAATCTGATTTTGCAACCAT